TACACACAATGCCGCACAAACAAAGACGGCGCACCGTGATCCCGGTGCATATGGCGGTGGTGGTGCACAGGGAGCCCTGGTTGGAGCTGAAGGCCGTCCTGATTTCCTGAGAACTCGCAAGACAACTCGTCGTCAGGAGACTGGTTTACGCACAGATACCCTCTCAGAGGGTCCCGCCAAGTACTTTGTGGAACAGCCTTATGCAGTTGGAACAGCCACATACACAGACACAACACTCACACGGTCAAGTGGAGACCGTTCCAAGCCAGATCGTGCAGCCAATGCTGCTTGTATGAACGTTCGCAACGATCCAGTAAACCAAGTGGGTTCAGCGACACAGCTTCGCCCCGAGGCACGCATCTTACCTCTTCCACCCATGGGAATCACTGGTTCAAACCAAGGACGAAGCTACCTTGCTCCTCAATACGACGACCCACTCAACGAGCACAAACCAAACGCAAATCCACGTGCTTCAAATGGATTCTTGGACATTGCTATTCAGCAGCTTGACAAAAACCCATTGGCGTACTCACTTGCAGCTCCCAAACAGGCTGATCCAGGAATGGAAACTCGGCCTTTTATTGCGGTGAATTAAGATGTCAATAAAAAATGTGAGTTCATTGTAAAATGAGTGGCGGTGTCGTTCAGCTTGTCGCTGTAGGACCCCAGGACGCTTGGCTGACCGGCAAGCCCGAGGTTTCTTTCTACCGGTCAAACTACAAGCGTTATACTCACTACGCAAACTCGGTGGAGCGTCAGGTGATTCAGGGTGCTCCCATTGCTGGTGGTATTTCCACTATTCGTTTCGAGAAGAAGGGTGACCTGTTGAGCTACGTGTACCTGACTTCCCGTGACAGCAACGGTGCAGGCATTGTGGGTCTTGACTGGTCAAAGGTTATTGACAAGGTGGAGCTGTACATTGGTGGTCAGATTGTTGACACTCACGACTTTGAGTACCTGACCGACATTGAGCCAATTGTGGGCGCTCGCAACTTTTCAGAGCGGTACCTCAACCTGAATCCATCTGGTTTGACTAACCAGACAAACAGCTTTTTCCCTTTCAAGTTTTTCTTCTGCAAGGAGTGGTGCCTGGCACTGCCTTTGATTGGTCTCCAGTTCCACGATGTTGAAATACGCATCACATGGTCTCCATACCTGGCTCAGAACATCAGCATTGGTCCAACCACAACCCCCGTGCTTCCAGCTCAGCCAAACACTCTGGCCAACGTGTTTTCAAGCCAGACAACATTCGCCAACACTGCCAACCTGGTGTTTACCCAGTCCACCGGTCCCCTGTTCCCAGGTATGCTCCTCACATCCGCAACATCTAACCTGCAGACCAACGTGGCAGTTGTTCAGTCATTCTCCAACGCATCTACAGGCACTCTGACTGGTTTCTCTAACGTTGTGGTCTCCTTTGCAAATATTGCAGCTGGAAACATAACAAGCCTGTTCCAGAGCAGCGGCGGTTCCCTGAACGCATATGCTCCAGTGGCGAGCGCCATCGTCTCACTTGCCGGAGCTGCCGGAACTGCTTCCGTGACTTCAAACACTTTGGTTCTAAGTAACATTGCAAGCCCACTGGGAACTGGCCCAATCCAAATTGGCCAGTATGTGGCCGGTCTTCCATTCAACGGCCCGGTTTACGTGTCAAACGTGACAAGTACAACCTTGACAGTGACTATTCCATCCCAGGTGGTGGCCCCTGTTCCTGCCGGTACCATCATCTCTTTCTTTACAGGCACAGCCGTGACAACAACTCCATACTCGGCTCTTCAGTATATTGCATGGTCTAACTTTGTGTATCTTGACCAGAGCGAGCGTGACTGGTTCGCCAAGGAGAAGCAGGACCTGCTCATCACTCAGGTGCAGCGTGTTGTCATGGGTACCAACCCAGTGCAGGAGTTGGCACTGGCTCAGCCAGTCAAGTTCCTGGCCTTCCCCTCCGTGAGCTACACCCAGATTTACGCAAACGGTGCCGGCTCTGTCACCGCCGCCAACTATCAGCTCAAGACACAGGTGAACGGTGTGGATGTGGGCGACTCTCGCCACATGGTCCACTGGGTCGATGTGCCCCAGTACTACAACACTCCATTCGGCTACACCCACAATAACTTAGTTGCAAATGTTGCCATCATTTCTTACTGCTTGGACACAACCAAGATGCAGCCAACTGGTACACTGAACTTTTCTCGTCTGGACAACTTCCGTCTGGTCGTACCATCCAACCTTCCAAACGGTGTGCTCGGCCTCGCCAACACCGGTATCAAGTACCCAGTGAACTACCTGTACGCCGTCAACTACAACATCTTCCGCATTCAGAACGGTCTTGGCTCATTGCTGTACGCCAACTAAGTCCTGAGTTTTATCTAACTCAAATTTAAACATGCACTGGCTCTTCTGGGCCGCAATTCTTTGTATCGTATTTTTGGTTACATATAATCCACGTACGGGAAACCTGAACAAATTTTTTACTCAGGATATATCAGTAGAGGACAATGCCCAGAGAAAGGCACAAGGCGATAGCGATACCGGTATCATACGTGAATGACGTCCCGTATTTTCTTGTAGTTCATGATAAACGCTACAAAGAGTGGACTTTTGTAACTGGTGGCTGTCGCCGCCGTGAAGTTTTCAATCCACTTCGATGTGCACTTCGAGAACTCGAAGAAGAAACACGTGGGACGATCAATTTAAAAAGGGGCTCCTATGCCTATTTTAAATTTATCACTAACACACCTGAGCCTCGAGACATTGAGGACGGGGTCGATGTTATAAACTATTATCATGTATATGTCTTTGACCTTCCAATGACTGTACCTGAACACAAACATATTGTAAAACGCTTCGATGAAGAAAAGGAAAAAATGGAAGGAAACCAAGTTCCCTTTCGCAAAAATTACGATGAAAACGATCAGTGTAGGTTTGAAAATCTGAGTGAAATTTCTAACATGACAAACTTGTGGCCAATGATACGACAGAACGTTTTGAAAAATCCAGAGTTTTATCAGGCAATAAAATGCGAAAACAAGACACCGTTTAATTTGCGTTAATATACTAAAGATGACG